CTCTGATTGTTCACGAGCAATAACTTGTCGTCTTAATGACTCGTTACTTTCGTATAATCTTCGATTACTTTCCAATAATTTATCAAATTGTTCTCTTGTTTTGTCTCTTGTATCTTGTGGTAATGCTGGAGCTTGAGCTACTGGCGCTGGCGCTTGTGGCGCTGGCGTTGGAGCCGCTACTGGAGCATCAACCACTGGTGTTGTTACACTATTTGGTTCTGCCATATTTTTCACCTCCTTTTTTATACGCAATATTTTTCATGCCCCTCGCGTAAGGGGACAAGTTGGATGAGAAAAATAGGTAACCCTATCTTTCTTCAACTAAATTTAAAAAGTGCTCATACTGGCATCTTCTTACCTTCGTGGTAAAGTTTGCCGTCCTTAACTTCTATTGGTCCCGTGAGACCAAAGTGGCATTTAACGCATCTTGCTCCGTTAAATACCACCTTAAACTCATGGTCACATTTTTTATATGGTTCGTCCTTAATAGTTATTATTTTATTGTCTTTCCAAAATTCCCGCGATGACCTTTTGTAAAAACCGTCATAATGGTTTCTAGCTAAAGACCCATCATCTGATGGTGGCATTGGTGGTAAAGTTGTATCTACCATTTTTTTCTTTAAATTTTCATAGGTTTAACTTGTAATTCACCTGTTCTTTTTTTATCTAAATAATCAGATCTATTAATTCTTTCTTTTACCCACTCTAAAAATTCCCGCGCATTGTTTGCCGCATGAAATCCATTCAACTCTCTCCATAAATATTCTTCTTTACTAGGTGTTTCTCTTGGATCAATCCAACTATGAAAAGCCAACTGTTCAAAATAATCTTTAATAACCTGAAATCCTGGGTGTTTGGTTAATTCATATAATGTCTGCCCATCGTTTAACTCTTTCTTTTCTTCCTCTTTTAGTTCTATGACTTTATTTGGTTCCATATTATTGTCCGCCACCTACTGAATTTTGTAATGCCTCAGGTGATAAGGTGTTTAGATTAATTTTTGGTTGAGGTTGTCCAAAAGGAGAGGGAGCTGGTGTTTCGCCACCTGCGTTAGGATTATCCCCGCCTGGTATACCAGTAGGAGGAGGACCACCCGCACCGCCAAGTCCTGCTGCGGCCAGTGCTTTTTCAGCGCCGCCACCAGGTGCCCCAGCTTGTGGAGTCTGCATCTTTTCAAAATATTTATCAGCATCTAAGAAACCAAGATCTTCAAGCCATGTCACAAATAATTCTTTAAATTTTGGTTTAATTTGTTCAGCTGCTAACAACTGGACAACGTTAGGATTAGAAGCAAGGAGTGTAACGGCAGTTTGACGAGAATTTCTCCTCTCATCATCAGCATTAGCACTCATTGATTCTACGTCTATAGAAAAATCAAAGGTTCCCTCTAAGTCTTTAGGTTCAATGGCCAACATGGCACTTTTGCCTTTTTCCATTGGTCTTAATTTTGATACATAATTTGGTTTCTTTTCGTCTCCAATATTTACTGGGTGTTTAAATGTTTCAGCTGATGATTGAATTCCTAACTCGTCAGGAGATGGGGCTTCTCCACCTTGAGCTACTTGCTCTATTGAATCAACACCCATTTTAGTAAATTGTTCTGTATCAAATGTAGTTTCATCTAATCCATTATTTTGATAGAAAGTTATAGCATCGGGTCCAACTATTCTAATAACATAACTTTTCTTTGATGGATCTGAGAATAATAGTTTTTGATTCATTGAGTGCCATAACATATATTGTCTTTTAATCGCCTCAGCCAAGAATATTTGATTATAGTTGTCTCGAGCATTTCTTTGTAATTGTAGAGCCTTAACCTCTGTCGCGGTTTTATCCTTTTGATAAGGTTGGATATTTGAAACTCCTAGAGATGACTCTCCAAGAGCATTCATCATCGCAGAAACTAAAACAGAATAAGTATTGTTAAAATATTGAGCGGCATTAGATCGTGATTCCACCAACCTAAAGTCGCTCATCGGGTTATTCATTGACCAACGCGCACCCTTACCCCATTCCAATGTGTGTTGTTTTACGCCTGGGCCGATGGCAATAGGTGAATATAACTTTTGATTGATTTCATCGACATATTGACAAAGAAGAGCATTAATAGCTTTTTGAAGACCTTTGATTGGTTCTATTTCAGATAAACCGTATAGATCATCATCTATCTGGTAATAACGAAGCATGGTAATAGGAATTTCATAATTATCATAAGGATTAGGAATATCTCGAAGAATTACTCCATGTCTTAAAGCAAAAGTAATCCAACGATCCCTTCGATATTCGGTAATAATTTCTAAGGTTTTAAATGTGTAGTCTTTTCCAACAGGATCCGTTTCAAGTCCAGCAATGGTTCTGTTTCTAGACTGCCAGTTGACAGAACGGGTATCCCCGCCTCCACCAGTTTTCTTTTCTTTATCTTCAAGAGCATCTAATGAATATTTTAATTTATCTAAATTTTTATAAATAGGCTTCTCTCTCATATCATTAACATGTTTTAAATCTTGCCATGTTACATATTGTCTAACTTGAAACCAATTACAATTTTCAATTGAAGTAGCGCTTAAGTCGTGAGCTATGTCTCGGTTATTTAATACTTTCATTTCTGGACCATCAAAAATAACCCCATCTTTATTATTTAATTCATATCTCCAAGTGCATAGACCAAAAGAAGCACCATATTTTCTGGTGTTCATGTCCATAAGAGCATACTTAGAGATCATCGTTCCCCCAATATTTGCCTGATCCCATTGATAGTCCAATAATTGATTATTAATACGAGCTGACATTACATCGGAGCCTTCGCGCGGGTTTAGTTTCCCTTTAGGTTTATTAGCAATCAATCGAGAAGTCTTTTCAAATATCACAGTAAAGACACGAGGATCAAAAAGAAGAGCATCATATGGCCAATTATTCTCATCGAGCCACGAACGAAACAGTTCATCCGCTTCATTAAAAGAAATAGACCCTATCCTATTTTTACCAGTGGATCTTTGATCTGTTTCTTGAAAACCTATCTCACTATGCTGTTTGCATTCTGCAAACGCCTGTTCCTCTGAGAGTCTATCTTTAGAAGTAACTTTATTATCTACCATATATTTTAAACCAAAAAAAAACCAACAAAAAATCTCACCTAGCGGCGAAACAATTGTTGGTTAAATGACGGTGTTCGTCTAAAAGTAACCTATACTAAATAACATATCTAACTAATTTTTTCTTGTCAAGAGTATTTTACATCAGACCATATCAAACCTTGTCTTCTACAATTTCTATACTGCCCCTATTTGGTCGTTTTATAATTAAATCTTCACCTATGCGATCGGACTCATCCGCATGTATAAAGAGAGCCTTACCATTTTGAATGTTAATCGTAACATCACCAAACCCAGTCCCAATTGCCACGTTATTTAACGCTCGAATAATCTTGACTATTACAAAGAAATTAATACCAGTTGATTCAAGAACATCGAACAAAACATATAAATCAGGCTTCACCGTCTTGAGCATCTGACGGAACGAATATTCATTCTTACTTTGCTGTTTATAATAATCTACTTCTTCTACTATTGGTTTTTTCATAATATTAATAAAAAATTACCGCGCCGCGCAAAACTAATAATCGATTATTTGAAGCGCCATTTTTCCCTTTCTCTCTGTCTTTCTCTTGGATCAAAATCACCAAAATCAGCTTCAGGAGTGAGTAACTGGATTTGCCATGCTCCAGCTGTGTTTCCTGTCCACATCATAGTTCCATTTCTACGCACAAGCATAACGTTATTTTTATCTAAAGACAAACAAACCTGCCTACCTTCAAAATCAATAATTTTGACGTCATCTTTATCGTGGTGATTAAAACGAGGACGTATATGAGTACGAGAAATAGAAATATAATATTCTTTATGTCGCACGGTTGCTCTACCATCAAAAATTTTTCTATTCCTATTATCATATTCGTGCCATGTTCCAGTCCAACCAAGTTTATTAATCAATTCAAGAAAATCATCACATAATCCCTGACTGTTAGTGGTATAAATTCTATCATTACATCCGTCTCCTAACATCATTCCATAATATAGAGAATATAAATTTCTAGGTGAAAGATTTAATATTTCTCTTGGAATTCTTTTTTCGTGGGCATAACCAGGAATAAGTTTTTTTATATAACGTGCAATTTGAGCATTGTTGATTGTAAAATCATTTTTATATAAAGCATATTTTATTTTCATTCTATCTAATAATTCTGGAATAAAAGAATAAGCCTTTCCTTTTATTGTTTGAGAAATTCTAAGTCGTTCATTAGTTCCACTTCCTTCAGAAATATATAATCCTAACAATAAAAGAAAATCATTTATATTATATTTTAATGTTATTTTTTCTTTATGAAATTTACTTGGTTTATATTTAGGAATTATCCATTTGTTTTTTTCTTCCCCACTCCATTCTGCATCTTTATGCAATCTAAAATGTTTACCCAATAATGCATCTGCTCTTTCTATAGTTGTTTCCGTGTACATATTTTGTCCATTGCTTTTATGAACGACCATACGATGATTGGGAGTTACAAGAAAATCTGTTCCCCGACCTTTGAAATGAATCATCTTACCGTTGTATGGACTATTAATAGTTTGTTGGTTAATAGCTAATTCAACTTTATTGGTTTTAAGATTAAGTGACGGGACCTTCTCTCCAATTTGTACATCTATAATTAATTTCCATCCACTCTCAGTTAATACCTCTGTATCCTCACTTAAACATGCCATGACTAAATCATCCTTCTTATTGGACTGAGCCTGAGCTCTACCACCTTTTACTATTAAAAATGACATTAATTGCCTAATTTGAACCTCGTCGTACATTTTAATCATTCCCTGATTAATAGCAACGGCCAAATCATCCAGCATTTTTCGGCGGGTTCCCTGCAAAGTGCCAGCTGTTAATGCTCCTGTGGTTACCCAACCTATTTCTCCTTTTTCGGCACTGTTAGTTGAAGTAAAATCAACCATTCTAAAAAGGTCTGGGTAGTTTAATGTTTTTAGAACATAAATTGTTCCCTGACCAGTGTTGCGTTCGACTGCTAACTTTGGCCATATCCCTGTTTTCTTCTGAATCAGTTTTGCCATATAGAAAAGTTCATATCCAAACTGAGTGGATTCCATTACCCAGTTAAAAACTATTGGACAATCAAAGTGTCTTTTGGAAATGGCTACTGCCGCACAGAAATCCTGTGACTCTGCTGGATCGGCAAACATCACCATTTGTTCACCTTCTTCAAGTTCTCGATATTGTTTAACTGGAAATTCTATATTCATATTTTTTCCCCCTCCCATTTTTCAAAATCTCCAAATCCTTGTAGTATCCACAGCTCATAAGACTCTTCTCCACAATTTGGACAATCTAATTTTAATAATTTTTTTAACCAACCTTCTTTTTGATTTATAAATAGATTATGTTCACATTTTCTACAAATAAAAACTATCTGTTTTTCTTTTTTCATATTTCTGCTTTTAGGCAACACTCTTTACAAGCCCCTCCTGGGCCAGTGCGCGGTCTTCTTCCTAATTTAAAATCCGCCCCTTCTCTCCAAATCCTGCGGTGTTTATAACACATACATATTCCATGATTATCTTCAATATAATCAGCTCTTCTATCAATATCCAATAAATCTTCTCTTCCAAGATCTGTATATAATGCCATATTAAATCATATCTGTTAATAACACTCTTTTTCTAATCCACGTGTGCGGTATTTTCTGTAACTGTCCTAATTCGCGTTCTCCTTCTCCCCAATCAGACATACGACTAACAATTCCTAAATATTTTTTAGTTTCAGTAACAACCCAACCAACTTGTTTAACCGTCATAGTTTGTTTTTGAAACCATTTCTTTCCTTCCGACTCAGACATCCAACCAGTATGAGCAATTGCATCTTCCCACTCAATGTAGGTAAGCTCCCACTCGTTTAATTCTTTATCATCCATCACTAAATCAACAATCGCATCGGTTTTTTTCATATTAATAAATAATTCCATCCGCGGCAAACTTACCCTGCCTTATGGGTTGCTTTATCTCTTCTAACATTTTCTTTAGAAGCTCCGTATTAAAGTAAGGACTTCCCGAGACAACAAAAGCCTCATCTGGATCAGCAGGATATTCTTGTTTCCACATTCTGTCGCTTGGAAATTCTTTTCTTTTTTCCTCTACCCATTCTTTTGTATAAAATTCCTGCCAACCAAAAAACCGCGGCTTGTAGACCGATTCGTGACGACTGGCTTTTTCCCAAGTCTGCTGATAATAGTTATCGGTACCGTTTGCGGTTGACTCAATAAAAATCATCCCGCGACCTTGTGGCACCTGCTGTGCGGTTCCAACAACTATTTCCTGAGCGGTGATTAAATCCGTATCTTGATAAAAGGCACATTCTGAAAATAAGATATTTCGGGCGGTTCCACCTCGTCCTCCAACCTTAGCTCCAGCTGTACCAATATAAAACATTGCGCCATTAGTGGCATTTTCCAGTAAATTGCGGTTATCACTTTTTAAAAACTGTTTAGCAATATCATCAGGATCCATTTTATTTTTAGCTAAAACCCTGAAGTAAGAATCAATATAAGATTTAACTTTTTTAAACAAAACATCGGTAGCGTCTTTTCTATGAGAAATACAAATTGAAACGGAGTAGGGTCGAAGTAAAAAATCAGTAGCAAATAATGCAAGGATAAAAGAAGACATTCCTTCCTGTCGGGCTTTGAGAACTATCTCACGCACTCCCTCCATGTCGGGGTATTCCTTACTTAAGATTTCATTGTATCTTTTCTGAACCACATTAAACGTGAATGGAATAGGAATAAGAGTATCTTTATCCATCACCTCAAAATTTTCTTGTATAAAACGACCGTAATCTATTTTTTTAATTGACATTTTATTCTACTATTTCAGCCTCCTCAACTTCTCCATCAATGTATGTGGAAGTCAAATCTTTATGAGACTGAATAATATTAACAACTTGATTACCACCTTTTTTTTCTTTAGTTAAGAAATCTTCGTATTCTCCTATCTTCATTAATCTATCCCACCATTCTGGGGTTTTTGATTCTGATGCTTTTTTCATGGCAATGTCCATTAGTTTTCCATATGAGTGGCCTTTTTTTTCCATATAAACCCTGCCGACTGCTTTTAGTTCTCTCATATACATCGTAGCCATAGATGCAGCTGATGTAAGGGAAATATCTGGATTAATAGTTAACATCGCCTGAGTTCCGTTGCCCCCATTCTTTACAAATTCTTTAAAGAAGGCATCTAATTTTTGTTCAATAACAATTCTATTTTTCTTTAATCTTGCTAATCGATTAATTTCTACGGTCTTGGCGCGGGCTTCTTTTTGGGCCTTAATAATAGGAGCCCTAATCTCTTCCCTTAAAGCTTGAATTTGTGGCACTAAAGCTCTAGGAGGTCTGCCTTTATATTGAGAAACATCTTCAATAGTTAATTTTCTAACAGGCATCATCTCATCTGGTAAGGGTGTATAATTTTGCGGTTCTTTATTGTCCATCAGCTAGAGGCGGTACCCACTCTGCAACAGCAAAGACTTTAGTACCAACTTTTATATATTGCATTCCAAATTTTTCTACCTTATCAACAATATCTTCCCACTTATCCTCATCAGATCCTAAAATTTCATCTCGGTAAGAAACGCCACATTCGCTACAGTGCCAAACACAGGTAGTAACACCGAATAGTACGCGCGGGTCTTCACTGGTCACAGGAACCCCATTAGCACGAATTGGGGCAGCATAGGTTTTGGCAACTAATTGCCACTGATGTTTACATTCCACTGCAACAATTTCCGATTTCTCTAACACCAACGGCTGATCTAAGGGGCTATCTTTAAACAGTTTCTTTATTAGGTTTTTCATATTTTCCTTTAATTAATAATCGTAAGGCGTGACGAATAAGTTCGGAGCGGTTATAGTTGTTGTCTTTACTATATTGATCAACCTGAGATAAAAGTTCAGTGGGAATACAAATTAAGATTTTCTTCATAGAATAGGGTATATCTTAAACATATCCGACTAAATTATTGAAGTCAAGGGAGAATTAAAGAGGTTCGATAGAGAACATACCCGAAGCTTTAACTACATTTAAATGATGTTGACAAAGACTCACCTTTTTCCAATTATCAGGATTAGAGTCTACGTCTTGAAGAGAGCATATTTTTACTCGACTATCTGCTGGAGCACTACATATCATACCCGACATGATCATTACCCAATCACACAAAGTTGGAGTAGGGTGCATCATTACATCAATGGGTGGAATTACAGTGTCAACCACTGGCGCGGGAGTCTTTCTTTTTTTTGATGGGTATATATAAAAATCCCCGCCGCGGCGTTTGACTTTTATCCCATCCTCAGGAATAGGAAAGATTAATTTAAAATCCCGAAGTAATTCCCTGACGTTAATTTCTTTCATATTATTTATCAAGTTTAAATTTATCTTTGAATTTCATATTATTTCTTTTCTAAATTTTTAATCTCTTTCATTAAAATACTGATAGTTAAATTTTTACTTTTAACAGCGTCATTGTAACCTTTCTCATAACTTTTATGACAAGTTTGTATTAAAGCAGTCTTACAAAATTCAATAGATGCTTGTTTACTTACTAAATTTTGAGGAATTTTTCCTATAGCTTTTCCATAATGTTCAATTTCAGAAGATAAATCAAGTTTTTTAATAAATTCTTCGTGATATTTTTTACAATTTCTACATCTTCCAATCATATCAGACAAATAATTTTTACATTTATTTTTTTTAATGGTTTTAGTTTTCATATTATTTTTTAAGATAGAGCCAAAATATTAAACTAATAACTATTGATATTTCTATCCATACTCCTATCCATGACTTTTTCATATTAACAAGCTGGATAATGACAGATATAACACATCTCTCCCAGAATGCCTTTTGTCTTATGAATAGGACATTCCCATTTCATTTTTTCATAAACCTTAGTTCTAACCACGGGTTGATCTTTCCAAAATTTAGATTTTTTTAAATAATGTATCTGTCTGGCAATGTCCCAAGATTCCATCCTTGATAAATTACTTAATCGATCGGCAAACTTTAAAAGAATACCGCGCTTTGTAGTAAGGCGTGGAAAGAAATAACCAAGAGTATCTTTACTTCCATCGTGGGTTACTTCCATTACTAAATTAGCTACATCTTCGTTGAATTTTTTGACTAACTCTTTATAAGTAGTTTTGGTATCTTCAATGGTGTCGTGCAAGTAGGCGGCGGCAATTAAGTTTTCATCGTCTGATACTAACTTAATAATTTCAGCCACTTGAACAGGGTGGATAATATAAGGGTCATTAACATCATCCAGCTGTTTAATATGCTTTTTTGTTGCAAACTGCAGCGCTCGATCAATTAATTTCATATTTATCTTATGCGAGTAAACCCGCCATCACATTTATAAATTATCTTCTCTGGAACGTAGGTATTAATAGAAGCAATATCTCCATTAGTTGTAAATCCAGTTCCGTAAGAAGAGGTGGCGTCTTGTTTTCCAATCACCACACAATGTTTATCTAACACAAACTTTTTAAAATTCTCTTCTTCTAAATAAGCTCCATAAATTATTAAACTTAATAAGATTGCAAAAAATATAGCCGTTCCTATTTTCATATTAATTAAACAATTTTTAATACAAACCTACAAACATATGCGGTAACTACCATACCAAACATAAAACAAACCCAACACCAAACCGCGTTGTTAATTTCGTCAAGCGTCATTTTTTAATAAGTAACTATTGGAAATTACTTTAAATGATAATCGTTTATTATTATATCTCATCTCAACCTTTGGTCGAATAACTATACCCTCGCGCGGGGACTCTGGATTTAACATACTATTACCATCCGCAAACTTTAACAATTCGTCAACCGTTGAAGGAAGTGAATAATTATCGTTTATCAGCGGAACAGTTCTGATCCCAAGGGAATCACAAAATCCAATAAAGTCTTTAAAATTTAAATATATTCCATTAGCAATATTATATGCATTAAAACAGAACAACTCCTGACCTGTGCGCTTCAGCGGGTTCTTTTGGATACCCTCCCCGATCAATTCACCTTGGATTGCAAAGTTATCTGGTAATTTCGTGGCTAAATCTAACTTTTTAGCTATCTTCCACTGGGTTGTTTCTCCTTCTAATAATTCTAAGTTACGGCTACAAACACCAAATACTCCGTCTTTTTTGTAGTAGGTAACTGATGTTCCGTCAAGTTTCTCGGTTACATAGTAATTAGAAAGAATATCTGACATGTTCTGAATTCTCTCTTCGTCTGTTTTTGGAATAAAACCTGGAAAGAAGCCCTTCACCTTTCCAGCCAGCTCGGCGGGCATTGGTGGTTCATAAAGCTTAACCCCAAGTAACTCTGTCATATCATAACCAA